GGCATACTATAAGAACCCTTCCCTTTGATACGATGCTTTTTAAGGACTTGTTCTGTTTTCACATCTTTTGCGGATTTACGTTTGCGTCTATTCGCCAACGTGCTTGTTGGATGCGCTTCTGCGATCCTATCTAAATTTTCATTCCAACCGTCGTCATTTTTAAACCCACCAGAAGCAGTGGTGGTAAAATTAACTTTGTCGAAAGTTTGAGTGATGTGGGGGTTTTGAGCAAGGAATTGCTCTTTGTCTGAAATGCTATAGAATTCTTCAAAATATGATTTCTTTTTAGAATCATAAAAACTGTAGAGTGGCATATAATATCCTCGTATTATTGGTATTTATTCAAGCAACATTTGCTGTGACGAACCAATTAGGAATCTCACGTTTAGTCCATTTGGCGAAACTTACTTTTTCTTTTATATAGTAATTATGATATGCCTGCAATGCGCTGGAAGTTTTACAATATTCTGGCATACATTGTGGGGGATCGACGAAGCCAGTAGACTGTAGATTATTAGGAGCATTCGCCAACGCATCACGAAGTTTACGATCGGTTTCGTGCACTCTTCCATATCTATGAGTGTATTCATCACATAGATGATAGAATAGCTGATATGTCCAATCGTAATGATCTTTTGATTTTTGAATCCACAATTCGTCAGGATGCTTTATGTGGCTTGCCATATAGAGTGTATCTTCACGCCAGTCTTCAAGAAGCCAACGTTTTGCTTTCCGACCAGTCTTAGTTCTGCCCTCATATTCTTTTCCATCTAACACACGATGTGCAGTAGAAAGTAATTGAGCATATTCAATTATCATTTTTACGACATGCTTATCGCAATGTAATTGTGCGCAGGTTTTAGGGTCTTTGTGAAGATAAAAGATGTTCATTTTTGGCGTCTCGCTTTCCTATTTCATAAGCACTCATAATAATATTATAAATGGAATTTTGATCTAAGTCAAGTATATTTAAACTGTCGTATTGACCACGAAAGTTAATGCCGTGAATGATTAGACCATTTTCTTTACTATAACGAACATCACGAATGTTTCTCAATTTATCAATCATTTTATCTCCGTTCCATCATACTTTAAAATTTCAATTGAACCGTCTTCATCTGTTTTGCTGCGAATTACGCCATATTGTATTAGAGAAGAAATAGTCTGACCGATAACATAAGGTCTAAACAACATATAGCTTACAAATGTTCCTGAAACATATGCGAGTCCTATGAAAAGATATTCAGTCATCTATCTTTACTCCTCCAAAAAGTTGTACGAATTTAGTTTTCCATTTCTTTAGTGCTGGCTCTGGATTGCCATAAAGTTTGAACAAACGCCAATATTCTTGATTGGTTGGTTCAGTCTTTTCTTCAGTTCCATCACGATATACTATTGTCGTTCCACCATGTGCATGGTATAGCTTCATCGCACCATCACGTGCTTCGATAATATCAACTCGATCAAAAGATGCGAGTTTCTCAATTTCATCATACATTCTGAAAAGTTTTTGACGTTCGGGATTCATGTGTTCCATATCCTTATTTAGCCTGCGATTCCAAAATCCGAACAGCATTAATAAAGTTATTCATAACATTTCTCATCTGAATCGCACCAGCATCTTCTCCGAGCGGAATGCAAATAGCCGAGTCGTTATTGGCTCGCATAATTTCTTCAGCTGCCATCTTACACGTTGCATGATCTTCATATGCCATTTTCAGATTTAATGCCGATACAATCAGAAGAAATTTCATTATGCTTGCTCCTCATATTCTAGCAGAAATTCTAAAGCCATTTCAAGTTCAGTCGTAGTCAGTTCGTTTGCTGTGACTTCACCGCTAATAAATTTAAAAACATTTTCCCACATGATTAACTCCCACAAGCTGCCAAAATAACATTTTGAATGATGCCATAATGATAAATCGCTATTCCTACAAGTATCCCTACAATAACGCCCATTATATCTTCTCTTTCTCAATGTTGTACATAAGAAACTTAATATCGTTGATGCTTTGAATTGCATCTCTATCCATCTTCATATGGATCTGCTCTTGTACATCTGATAACATCGAAAACAGAACATACAGCTGGGATTTTTCCTTAGAACCACCTACCATGTCCATATTGTTGATAACTGCATCATTAAAGCGTTCAATCATATTCATAGTTTTTTCCTCTCTCTAACTATACTCTATTGTACCTACTCTGGAGAAAAAGTCAAGCGTTTTTTAATGAACCCCATTTTTTGTACGATTATATTCGCCGACAAAACCCTCATAGATCTCCTGAGCCACGTCAGAGGCAAAGAATTCAGCAGTTCCCTCCACACGATCAGCCAATTCGAAGTCATTGGTCATCAGCACCGTGAAGTAATACGAATCCCGAGTAGTCTCGTCTTCGATATATGCTAGGCGATCCAGGACGTTTCCAGCCTCATCAAATAAGACCAATTTCTCATCAACGTCATATCCAACTGTTTTGATAATATTCATTATTATGCACTCTTTTGTTTCTAATGTCAAGCGTTTTCTTTCACCCGAGTGTTTTTTAAGAAGTTCTCAAGAGGCATATCTACCTCATAATCCTCTAGACCTTCAACAACACAATAGTCACGGCGATCTGCGCCAGGTCCATCAAGAATATCAACGATACGACACTCTTTCTCCACATATGGATTGTCCATATCAAGCGGGTCAAATCTTTTAAACAAATAAGTGTTTTCAAATAATTCTGTATAATTCATTATGCAGCACCTTTCAACTCAACAGTTTCATCAACCGTGATATTCTTAGGGTCATAACCAGCCAAACGGAGAGCCATCAGGCAGTCTTTCATACCGTCTTCGGTGTAACGGCGAGTCTCAAACTTCTCAGTTTCAGTAGTAACACGGATGGTATAATATTCGATTTTCATAACAAGTTCCTTTCTTTCATTCTCTCTATTCTTAGAATAGCATATATCGCAATTTAAGTAAAGGAAAAAATGAAAAAAAGTGAAAAATAAAATTGTTCTAAATCAATTACTTAGAATTTTTTATCAAAATTTGCCACTTACATTCTTCGCTGGTGCTTATTCGTTCTATGTGTTTACTCTTATCAGTGCATCGATAAGTGCAATAACGAGTGTCTGGAATCGTCAGCGATAGACTTATGGATATGAGATAGCAAATCATTGGATATAAGGATAAGCCATGCACCAGAGTTCTAGCCCAAGGCGATATCCAATCTCACAGGTGATATAGGCGCATACGAATATCAGCGCATTTTTGAACGTTAGAATGTCATTCATTTTTTTCTCATCTTTCTTAACTTTCGGAAGAAGTTAAAGGTCTTTGACTCAACAATACTTTTGGAAATTTTTCTACGACGACGAGCATTTCTATCACGATGCATACGCTCTGATTTTGAATGTGTCATTTTTTCCTCCTATGTAAGAAAGTGTCTCAACACTCCTGCTGATAATACAAAAACAAGCACACCATTCAAAAGAATAAGTGCACGGTCATGCCAAAGCATCCCAACCCAAAGCCAGCCACCTGTGCCAACTAGGCTGAGAATCATATCGTATATTTTAGGAACTTCTTCTACTGATCGACAAAGAACCGCTGCCAATACGACAAATGAAGAAAACCACTTAACATACCAGTCAAGCGTATAGAGCGGAGTTTGAGTTTTTACTTCAGGCATTGAACTTCTCTTTAAATTTACTCACATACATTCCAGTAACATTCTTTGCAGTCAATGCAGTAAAGTTGGCATTATCTGGTAATACAAAAACGAAATTGACTAAAGAGTATTTTCTCATAAACCATTCAAGATAGCGGACACGATGAACGTTATCATTTGCATTAGCATGCGTCTCTGGACCATACCCCTCTTGGCCTTTAAAAATATTATCTGTTGATGCTACAGGGTCGTTGAGCAAAAAATCAAAGCCAAGACAATAAAGTTTATCGTGTTCTCTACGAATTGCTTCAAGCATTGCATTCATACCTGCATTAGATCGGCGACGATTTGGCGAATATTCTATGGATTCCCAACATTCGTCTTGAGGCGGAAAGATTATACGATCGTCCTTTCCCATCGCCTCATCTAATCTTTCAATGATTGCCTGAAATTTAGGGTTGATTGAACTCAGATAGTCATAGTTATTAAATTCAAGATATGATGCATAACTTTCAATGATTGCCTGAAATGTAGGGTCGATTGAAATCAGATAGTCATAGTTATCAAATTCACGATATAATGCATTACAGCCAAAGATCGTTCCTTGTCCAACTAATCCATTAAGGTTTACAGGTTTACGACTAACGCCATTCCCCAGTATAAATGCTGTCTTCATCACCGTCCCATTCTTCATTATCTACCATTTGCTTAAGATGCGTTTTAAAGTTTTTAATCGGTTTACGCTGTTCTTTAATACGTTTGAAACCTTTGTTTTCGTCTTCAAAGTTTTCGTTTTTATTTTTACCCATAACAGTCTCTTATCGTCTCTTCACCAATCTTTCGCCAAATTAGGAAATGCTTCTGCAACTATGGCTTTGGTGATCCCTTTAAACGGAAGTTTTTTTTCTTTAATTGCCAACAATAACTTGGCTTCTTTCGGATCAACGCTTTCAAGGATTTCAATAAACATTTGTTCACGTCTTGTCTGTTTTAAGTTCTTTTGTTCGGGCGTTGGTCCATCTACAAAATAATACAGCTTACGAAACTCATAATCGAGTCTGCCATCAATATCAGAATTATCTTTCAATGGCGTATAAGGCGGCTCTCCTGGTGGAAGTAACCAAACGACATTTGGATCTAAAGCATAACCCAGAATAGTCTTGAGAGGTGCGCCACTATATCGTTTTAATTCTTCAATCTTTTCTTTCTTCGTTTTCTTCTTGCTCACGTTTTCAAGAATTTCATAATACGTCAGTTTCATTAAAAGTCTCCAATATCTTCAATAAGATTTTTTAGTTTATTCTTTACGAAATAATTTAGTAATCCTCTGCGTTCTGGCAACACATAATTATCATAGTTATCAATAACTTTTTTGCGTATTTCTTCTGGAATTAAGTCCAGATTGATTAATGCTTCGTTTCTTTTGTAATTGCGGAGCATCATCTCGTCGCAAAAATCTTTCGGATTCATGGTAATCCAAGCATCTAGTTTTTTGCCTGTTAATGGCTTTTGACGAGTTCCTGCTACAATACAGTTATCGCCACTCAAGAAGTTTGGAACACCATCACCACGATCGCCACGCATAATATGCTCACGAAGGAATGCTTCGGGATTGTTTACACGAATCCATTTTTTGGTGATAGGGCTGTATTGATTGACATTGGCATACTTCTGTAACTGAGAAAAGTCCTTATCGCCAGAGACAATAAGAATTTCTTCAGTATCTTCGTTGGTCAGAAATACACCTTTATATGCGCAAAGTGCACCGATGATATCATCAGCTTCGGCACGATCAATCTGAATTACTTTGTATGGAAAATGTTGTTTTAGTTCGTCACGAATCTTGTTCAAAACTTCGAAGATTCGATTCCAGTCTAATGGTGATTTTTCACGATCTGCTTTACGATGTGCTTTGTAATAAGGAAAAATATCTTTGCGCCAATAATTCTTATCATCGCAACAAATGACCATATCAGTACCATAATCTTTAGTGAATTTATTGCGATACAGTCTAATGCTGTTAAGAACCATATGACGTATAAGATCCTCATTGACTTCGGTGTTGTTTTTACCGAAGGACATCATCAGATTTGAAATCATCACTTGATTCAAGTCAAGGAGTATCATTTTTGTCTCATATGTAAATATTATCTAACATAGTATATATTAGTCTAATTTGACAAAAAAGTCAACACCTAATTTTAGGAATCGTCTTTTTTCTCAAGAAAATATTGTTGAATGTCTAAGACCTTTTCGCTGTTTATTATTTCTATGATGGTCTCAGTAAGCTGTTTTTCTTTGCGCAACCAGAAGAGTTTGTCTTCGATCTTACGAAGTTCTTCTTCATAATATTCAATCTCTTGTTCTTTGCGGACTCTTTGTTCAATAATATCAGTTAAGAAAATCAATTTGCTCATAACTATTAATCCTCAAAATCGTCATCCAAAGGATCCCAAGGTTCGTATTCTTCTTTTTCATATATGTTCACAATCTCATCAACCATAGAATGTAATGGATGATCGAATCCAGACAGGCGATAATATAATGATTTTATGGATTCGGTAATGAAGGTGAAGTCTTTGATAAAACTATCAGCATCAGTATTTACTCCAGACATGGCCATGTTTGAAAGTAAAGTTGTTGCCTGATAGTCTACCATTTCCTCAATCATTGTTCGCTTTTGCTCGTTCAGATCTTTACGCAACTCCTGCTCAGTCTTTACAACAGGACGTTCAGATTTCGGAAACTCAATAACATTGTTGCTATTCATCAGAGATCTCGTTTCCCCAGCGATAACCTAGATCTGGATAGAAAACACCTTTTGTACGTTTAGGATTTCCTTCTTCATCATATGCCATAGCGACACACCTTCTTTTTATTTTATTTTCTTGCTCTTGACCATAACAGTCATCAACATAATCGCCATCACGAAGGTATTTTTCTAAATTGCGAATGTAACCTTCCGTCGACTTCAATCTTGCGTCAGCACCCTTCACATTTTGACGAACTGCTTTACGCTCTTCAGAAAGAATTTCTCTATTGTATTTGATCCATTCTTTCACTTTTTTATGAGAAAGATAATGGTCATCGTCTAACGCCAACACACTTTCATGAACATTTTTATATTGTGGAGGATTGGCGTTCTGCCGTTTTTCACGTGCCTTCGCTAATCGTTCAGCAGCCTGCAATCGCTGCTCCTCACTCATAGGTTTTCTACGCTTCGCCATTTTCTATCTCTTTCACATACATAACGTTTGATTCTTCTAATCCGTCTAATTCATACTGATTAGATATGACTTTATGAATCGCTTGTTCTTTGGTGTCAGCATCAACCTCAAACTCTTATTCAAATTTGACGCCGATTTTAAACTTACCCATTTCTTGCTAGACCTTGAAGCAATCCAGTCCACTCATTTGCACGAAGATCCCAATTATAGAAATTGTCCGTCCAGTTTTTCTGGAACAATAACTTACGTTGATTATTCTCATCAAACTGACGCTCGATGGCTGCATTTAACATACCAGCGAAGATGTTGGCATGAACGTTTTGATCTTCTTGATATTGATACATTACAGCGAAATTGCCTGTCGTTTCAGGTAATGCTGCAAGGTTCGGACATACGACCTGACAACACGCTGACATGGCTTCAATAGCAGAGATACAAGATGTTTCTTGCCAGACGCTAGGATAAGCAAAGATATGCGCTTCTTGTAATGCCTCACGAACAACGCCATTTGGTTGAAACCCATGATATGTCATCTGAGGATGATTCTTAATTTCCTCAAACAATCCAAGATAAGGTTCATCACGTTGTGGCCAACCATAAGCATTAAATGATGAGTAGACATCAAAGTGAATCTTATCGCCGTGAATTTTAGCCAACTCACGAATGGCTGCAACAGCCAAATGAAGCCCACGATGCGGCGTCGTATGATAGATGATACGAACTTGGTCTTTAGACTTTTCCTTGAATGGAATAGGGTCGATAGCGTTCTTCAAAACGATAGAGTTCTCATAGGGAACACCCAAAGCGAGATGATAACCATAAAGTTGCCAGTTTGATACAAATACCATTTTGGCGAAACGCTCACGTGATGCAGGATCTCTTAAATGCTCTACTTCAGGATCTCCGAATAAATCGTGGAGCCAAAGAACATTTGGTTTATTTGGATCGACATAACGAACACGTGACTTAATGATATTGAATTGCTCAAGCAGATCTCTATCTACACGATCGTACAGAGCCTTATTCATCAACTCCGTCCCGCCTTGCGCTATATCATATGTCCCATCTTCCTTCATGGTCGATTGAGGATTCATTGAAAATTCTTCAACTTCTTCTTTATTATCATCAACAATTTTGATTGGCATTATTACACCCTCACGATCTTATAAGCGCTTTAAAGGAAGAAACGTTTTCAATCTTAAATGATCTCCAACCATTCTTCTCTATATCCCATACTGAGATTGACGTTTTGGGGGTTGAATTGTTTTGAATCGATTCTTCCAATTCCATTTGTTTTGGTAAATACATTTCACACAATGTACAAACCATACGACGCTTAGTCCCATCAACTTTTGTGAAAATAACTTCACAAACATTATTTTTCAATTGACTAAAAATTGTCTCCGTGTCCACCTGATACTCCTTCATAATGTTGTAATAACTCATTATAACCGCCAATGTGTTTTTTGTCAAGCCAAATTTGCGGAACAGTTGTAAATCCTTGATCTTTTAAATATTGTAATGCACCAACCTCTTCATATATGCTAACTTCAAGATATTGGTCGCCACGTTCTTTTATAAGGGACTTTGCCTTATCACAAAACGAACAATCATTCCTAGTGTAAATGACGTAATTCATTTTGTCCTCCGTTGATGTGTTCATTAAGTTTTTTAAGATTGTAAGCAAGAACTCCTCCCCAATATTCTCTGCCCCAAGTATTTTCTTCGAACTTGTTAAACATTGTTAATGAGTTTTCTACACGTCTTTCGAGTATTTCTACCAATGCCTTATGACTCCAGCTATAATGAAGAAACATGTAATCCAGTTTACCAACTGAAGAACCATTCTTATGTATAAGCCACGTCTTGCATTCTGCTGTGTTAGCACAGGAACTTTAGGTTCATCCTCATCATTACGTCCGATATAATAATCGAGCGCACGAGCCATTACCTTTTCCCATGTACGATACTCGATCATTTTATAATCTGAGAAACGATATGATTTTTATATAACGCTTTTGGACCAACGCCCATGCTTTGCTGGATAATTTTTGGGCAAGGCGAGCCTTTACGCCATGATTCCATTGCATCTACATAGCGATCGAGAAACGATCTGTCTTTGCGATTGCGACAATTTTTCTTTGCCACATTACGACGTTCGCCCTTTGATGTATACGTTGTTCCGCTTGAACGTTTTCCTTTAGCCATCTAAGTATCCTTCTTCCATTTCTTCAACTTCAATTCCATTATAGATATAAATTTCACAATCATATGAATCATACCCATTTTCTTCGAGCCATGTCCAATAATCTTCTTCTAACTGCTCGATTAGATTTTCTTGTTCTTCTTCAGATAGGTCTGTATTAGTTATCGAAAAATCAACTGAAATTCCATCCCATGTAGAACCAAGTTCCCAATTAGCAAAGGCAGTTATTTCTATTTCGCCTTCATCAATGCAGGATTGAAGTTCTTTTGCTTCTTCATCATCTTCAGGGATTATATAGTAATCGCCACCACGCCATAATGTGGTAACATTAATCATTTGTCTGCTTTCTTCCTTTTGAAAAAACTCAATGTCTTCAACAGATTTCTTGGTTTTTGGGGTGATAGCATATCGCTTGCCAGCTTCAATTGTAATACTCATCATCTTTCTCCATTAATTTTTCAGCAACCATTTCCGCTATAGATCCTACAAGCAACAAAACTGCAAAGGTAGTCAACCAAAAATTGGTAGAGACTAAGAGAAGAAAAACGCCCAAAGCGATTTGAATTCTCAATCCATATTTTCTTACAATATCCATAATTTACTCCATAATATTGGCGATCTCGGCAGGACTCGAACCTGCAACCTACGGATTAGAAGTCCGTTGTTCTATCCAGTTGAACTACGAGACCATTTATTTCCAGTCATATACACTATAAGCCTTAAAGCATAAAAAAGCAACACAAAATTCTGGAAATAGTGTAGGAGTGTCATACCAGCTAATTGAAAACTGCGGAAGTATGTATATCTCCTGTTCGTCTTTCCATGTATTGTACAATCTTACTTTGAAAGAACAACCTCGCATATTTCTAACCTTTCGAATGCATCTAATCCGTTAAGGAACTCGTTAATTTCAGTGATGGGGATAGTTTCAATATCTTGCGCCGCCACTGTAATTATATAGTTTTTTGTGATCGAATCGATGTCTTCATGAGATGAGAAATTATACATCATTTGCCTCCAAAATATTCATCACGAACTTTGCGCTTATCAACATAACGCAACTCACGAAAATCTTCGCCGAGTTCTTCACGAAGTTGCTCAACAGTCATAGTGCGAATTTTTAAAGTTAACAATTCTTTAATCGCTATGAAAACAGCCGCTGCCGCAACGAAAACAAAAAAACATTGAAGAGCGAAACCTACAGTAATAACAGTATCCATAATACAACCTTTCTATTTCAGATTACAGAACGAAGTCCACATTTCCTCCACTGCTTGGATATTACTTGTTGGACCACACAGAATATCCCACTCCCCAGAAGCATTACTATAAACGTAAATCACGTTTTTCTTTTCACTAAGACCAATTTTCAGATCCCCATAAGTATGTTTGGCTGAAAATTTACTATCATCAATTTTGATTCTACCAATTTGCTTAACATTCGCCCGTGGCATATTCGTAAATTTCCTTCCAATTTTTCACCAAACGAATCCCTTTATAATTCATATTGAATCCATGTTCCATCAATATGCTATCGAGACCCAGTGCCTTACCAACTTCAGCGTTTTCGATTTTATCCTCAACCCAGATACAGCCAGTATCACGATATTCTTCTAAGACTTCGTCTTTATCAGCGCCAGTATCCAGATAGACAAACTTCTCAAAGGCAGTTTCGCCGAACAACTTTTTAAGATTTTGAGTACGAAGTTTTTGAGCATTCACATCTTTACTCAAGCTAGTAATAGCATGGAATACAAACCCATGTTCCTCGTGCAACTTTCGGACATACTGTATCGCATCACGAAGGGGAGGCAAGAAACCTATCGCCGCACTCTCATTAAACAGACGTACAAACTTCTTACCCTCTTCACGAGTCAACCCATAAGCCTCATCGACGCTATATACAAACTGTTTCTCATCACGTTTGTATCCTTTACCGTTCATCCAGACTTCAAAGGCATATTCCCAGTTAAGGACTACACCATCGCAGTCTACAAGTATTAAGTGATCATATTTGTTCATTTGTTTTCCTTTCTCTCACTATACTTAAATTATAGACCCGATTTGCAATAAAGTAAACACCTAATTCCATCAAATAACAATTTTATGTGAAATAACCTGAACACCATTAGGATCGCATTGTAACTTGTTAAAGACTCGCTTAATGCAATCTCCTGCTTTTTCAAGGACTTCTTCACGAGTATATCCATAAAACACTCGTGCGGATTGAGACCCATCGCTATATTTTACTTCTAGTTCTGATTTAAACATGATATATTCCTTTCTCTCACTATACTCTAATATTAGCATATTTCCGCAATTAAGTAAAGCATTTTCTTTTGTAATGATTTCAATAACTTAGCAAAAAAATGAAAAAAGTTGAAAAAAAGTGAAATTAGGTGTTTACTTAATTGCAAAAGTTTAGTAATATGGTAATTGTTGTGATAAACCAAACATGGAGGTAATTTTATCATGAATCTTAACGTAAACCAAAACACTCAAGAATCACGTGTATTGTCGGCTCTTATGGACGGTCGTCGTTTGACTGCAAAGCAAATCGCTGCTCAGTTTAGCGTAGGCAATCCTGCCGCTGTAATCCAGAACCTTCGCTTTAAAGGTTACTCGATCTACCTGAACACACATAAAGACTCAAAAGGTCGTGTGACTCAGAAATACACCTTGAGCACTCCTAGCCGCAAAGTGATCGCCGCTGGCTATCGTGCACTGGCTGCTGGTACGGTTGCTGCTTAAGAAGTTATAACTTCTCCTTAGGTGAATGGGGATCCTTCGGGATCCCCATTTTTTTTATCTTTGTCTAGTTTCTTCATGACGATCTATAGCAGATCTAAGATCGATTACAGCTTCCTGATATGTTAGATATGGACCAGATATAATGTCATGATAAAATTCGTCGACGCAGACGATATTGAATGCATCCATGAACGAAAAATTTATGCTATTGACTATAGCATAAGTTCTATCTTCAATCTTTATTTGTTCAAGATTTTCCATCAGGTAATTTGTTAAACGTTCCCATCTTTCCTGAGTCAAAGCAAATTCCATTGACAAACCAGTTATAGAACTTTTTATATGTCAAAACCATCTCATCGTGGTCTTGATTGAATGCCTCATTGAACGCTTTATTTAAGAAGTCCATACTGTCCAAATGTCCACGAATCACTGCATTATTATAGTCAGCATACCCGAAACGAATGATTGGAACTTCGTGTAACATAGACTCTATTCCTGTTCCAGAATTTACGATACAAACCGCTTTAGCTTTCGGAATAATCTCATGTATGGAAACGTCAGTCACATACATTGCACGATGCCCAATAATTTTACGCAATGGTTCCATGCTTGCTTGATTGATCGGATGCCCTTTAAATACGACTTTGATGCCACTAATTCGTGACCATTCGCATAGACGATCTACCAAATGCTCTACTGATATAGGACTATGCCATTTGATGGTCTCATCATGAGGCAATTGTAATGGACAAAATACGAATGGCTCGTCAAGTTCAAACTTACTGTTTTTTGGCTGTGGGAATTTACTTTCGCCTCTTAATGCTCTTTCCTTGTAGAATTGAAATGTTGCTCCATCATCGTAAGGAATATCGTCATAACTACCCTTAACATATTGTGCGCCACCAGCCCATCCTAATGGGTCGATTGTAAACAGTCTAGGAAATACAGTTTGCATATAATACATACACTCTGGACCACCTTCAAAGTTATGCTTTTCTACATGTGGAATATACGCTCGATCGGGAGCATATTCTTCAACCAATGACTTATGATGTTGCCAGCGTGGTGCCTCAACAACAACAACTTTGTCCAGCTTCATTTCATGATAGCGTTTAAGCGTGTCTACAAACTTCGCCCATGGCTCACGAATTTCTGGCAACGTCTTATTCGACTTTTCTAAGCCAAATTTCTTAAACGGTAAATCCAATCGTGGTTTTAAAATCAAAACTTTCATTGCCATTGCCTCGCAGTAGAACCAATCAGTCTATTATAAAAATTCTTTGCTTCAACATATTTGGGATTATCATATTTTCTTGGACCTTTTCCTGTCCAAATCGTTGTTCCTTCAATAAATTCCCAGTCCATAAATTGATTGTCGAAGTTAGTAACATGTTCAGGCTCGACCTGTCGAAATACTTCTGATAATGCAATTTGATCAATAAACCATTGCATTGGACCTTCCTTAATCCTCATAGCAACTGCATTCGCCACATTAATCGCACGTTCATCCATATATACTACACCAGCGGCGACTCGAGTCCCCTCACGTTCCCAAGAACTGCCAGTTTCTAATGGCTCACGTGGAAAATATCCTGTTGCAGTTTCTGGCCAATCAAAGTCTTTCATCAACAAACAATCTACATCAACAGTCAATACTTTCTTAGCATGAGGCAGAATTACAGGCAATACGAAGAAACGAAGCGAAGCATAATAGGCTCGCATCTCTCTGCCGCTATTAGGAATATCATTGTAACTGAATGTTAAATTAATTTTAGTATCTGTGTTGATGATATTTGCGATATTAAATGTTTCTTGTGTGGGATTACATACGTGAATATGCATATCTTTATTAACATCATCACATGAGTAAATCAAAGAAGGCGCATGGTCTTTAAAATAGTTTGCATCACATGCAGCAAATACTACTGGACCATTCGGAACTTCACCATAAATTTCTTCCATACTATTTTCCTATGATATCATATTTTCCAAAAGGCTGTTTCGGTTTCAAATCTTCTGGATTATATCCAGCCGCCACAGCTTCAGCTAGTGCATTCTCATATGCTTCTACAACGTCTTGTCTTGGGTGTGGTTGGGCGACTCCTGTGAACCAAGATGGTGTCCAAGGCTGTGTTGCCATGTTTGTAAAATGTAACTGATTAATTTCGCCCAAGTCATAATCTTCTCCGTCTAATACATTCCATTTGGGATCCAGTTCATGAACCAGATCATCATTACCACTAAACTTGCGAATCATGCGTTGATGCGTTTCAGAAATATTTTTGATACGACTTACAGGAATTGAATGCTTTTCAAATGCGGCACAATCAATAAGAGTGACACAAAACTCATGACCACCAAATCGATTCCCTTTACGAGCAGCCAGCGGTTTACCTTGCATATCGGTTTCCCACAATTCTTTCATATCACGATAGTTAATCATATCGCAGTCTGTATAGATTGCTCGACCTTCAAAGTTGCAGTATTCAGCAATGCCCCAACGAAAGCCAGAAAAGGGTGTTGGCCAAGTCTCAGTTTTCCATCCATGCCAGAACGAGGAAGGATTGTGAGTTTGTCTCATAAAAACAATTTCTAGTTCTTCAGAGCAATTCTTTTCAAGTGAGTGTAGATATGCGGCTTCAATCGTGGCATCCTCGCCGTTAGAAGATGACCCAATAAAAATTCTAATCGCCATATTTGTATCCATAAGTTTCTATTTCATTTTTAAACAATTCAGCTACACAATCTATAGTGTATGGAGTGTGTATTTCAGTATAATGCCCTGTCTTTCGAATACCAGACTTTAACTTTGTATTATAGACCAAATCCCGTGAAATGTCAAGGTCTAATTTTTCATTCAACGTATCATACATCTCTTCCATTTTTTCATAGAAGAATACTTCTGGCGTTGCTTTATGATAATTTTCCCAGTCTCTCGGCAAAACAGCAGTTGCCATTTTAATGTAGTTTTCAAAGTCCATATGACCATATTGTTGAGGTTTTATTTTCTGATGCCAATGATAACTGCTAACAACTTTGTCCCAAGGATTTCTTTCAATTGTGAATATGTAATAGTTTTCAAGAGCAATCGGATATTGCAATTTCATAAAATCATATCCAAGATGACCATTAGAATTGAATGGTATATTAAAGGCAGGTGTTTTATCTCTTGACGAACCAGTGCATATATCACGACTTCTATCAAGATAAGGTAGCATCAGATGCTCTAAAGTTGACCCTGCGGTTTTTCTTGTCTTGATAAAAATGAATTTTCTGGAATGCGAAACAATCATTGCGTCACTACCACTGTTCCTCCTTGAAACCAGTTTCGGCAGAGAGGAATTACTTTACGATTATAATCATTCATCCATTCAAGCAGGGCTTTCCATTCGTGTTCTTGCCATGTTGTATATTTTACACGACTAATTTTTTTGGGCGATGCTTCGCCGAATACATGACGCCAACAACACAATTCATCGAAACGAATAATAGTTCCTGGAACAATCAAGTCATTAAGTTCAGTCAATACAGTTTTTGTGGAGGAGTAAAGGTCAGCGTCTGCGTGCAGAAATCCGATCTTACCAAGATTCTTTTTATATTCTGGTAGAGTTTGGTCGAAAAACCCTTTCACCAACGTAACATTATCTTGCACTTCAGGCATCTCACCACCACGATCAAATGCCTCTTTTTTAGTTTTCTTTTCGCCCATATCCCAGTCTTCAGGAAGTCCTTCGAATGAGTCGAAACCAATAATCTTACGATCGGGAAGGGCAAACGCCAAACAATTAATAGTGACGCCTTGAAAAACACCAAACTCTAGGATTTCACCTTCAGGTATTTTATCTGCAAGCCATTCGAGTTCTCTTATTCGAACAGCCATTGTATCATAATCATCTGATAAAAATTTAAATTTATGTACGTTTTCCCAGTCTGTAATCTTCATTTATCAATCTTCCATCGCTTATGTGGGCAGGTTTTCTGTACCACTTTCCATTAATGTTATCATTAAAATATTTATCGTCTTCCAAGACATCTTCTTTAAATTGCTGTTTTACTTCTTCGTAATTGACATCTCCCTTCGTTGTATGAAGAGATAAAATTACACGCTCAAAATCATTATAGCCGCATTCTTTAATAATAGCAAGCAATTCTTTTGACGAACCATAATATTTTTTCCAGTCGCTCTCGTATTTCACACGGTTCTTCTTTCCCTTAACACGTTTATAGTGCCAAAAGTATTTACGACCGATATATTTCTTACCAGTTGATTTTTGTATGATGACATATACGAATCCTAGAAAGGATCCTATATCTTCTGATGTAAATGGTTTTGAATTAAATGTCCAAGGGTTTTCGTAATCACTCGTTTCCATCAAAATCTAACTCATCATATTCATCATAATCTTCTTCTTCATCTTCATCATATGCGATATCGACATCAGAGCCACAGAATGGACAATAGATTGGCTCTTCGTTTTCTTCGGAATCTACATAAATTTCATATTCAGTTCCGCAAGAATCACATGTCATTTCATAAAGCATTTGATCTGGATCAGACATTAAAACTCTCCTCTCTTGTCTTCTTCGATCTCATAAAAGTATTCATCACTATTTCCTGCACTCCACTTTGGATTTTGCTCGACACTGAAATATTTAGTCGAGACTTTAAAGTCTGGTGTTTTAGTATCGTGGCCAATTAAAGACTGCTCAAACCATCTAATTCTATTATTTGGTTGAGCAGCAAACTGACCGTTGTCTAATTTTATTACATTAAATGATTTATGTTCGTTCGGTGTTTCGGATAGTGTTGTATTTAGTTCGTTCGGTTCGCTGTGGCAGCTATCAATAGTAAACATGTATTCACCATGATATAAATTTCTATCTTTAGCATAGACAGCGCAACGCAATCCACTTAGCGTAGATTTCTCGATAACAGTGATGTTATAAGAAAAAGAGTCCCAGATCTCTAAGAAATCTAAAGGAAGATTTCCGTGATCAGTTTTCCATACAAAAGCACTCAACGGAATTTTATCGTATAATGCTCCATATTCGGTCAATAATGCTTCGATATAAAGTGCTCGACCTTTTATAGATTTTACGGATACCCAAACGCAAGGAGTAAATTCTCCTTGACCTTTTCCTTCCATATCGTACAAAAACTCTTTTCTTACTAGGCATTCAACTGGCGGCAGATTCGCTACTAGATAAGCCATTAAGACAATCCATAATTTGTTTTCTTTCTTCTTCTGTGTATTTGCTCCATTGAGCAATTTGTTGTAGAGTTCTGCCGCATCCCATGCAAGATTTAGTTGCAGAGGACACGGCACAAACCCCTATACATGGACTACTTATATTTCGCATCCACCAGCCACACAAGCAAGTTCTTGTGCACCTTCGGTCATATCAGAAGTCTCATAAGCAGCCAAGCCAGACCAGTCAACGTTTACTGGCATATTCTTAAGTTCAGCTTCATAATCTTCCTTAACGATATCTTGGTATGGCGCTTGTTTATAGACGTGCTCAGAGAATGGTAAGAATGATACACCAGACATCCAGTCAAAGTGTTTGTAGACCCAAGCACCGACTTCCATCCACTCATGCTCTTTAACAGAGATGGTA